ATTTATTCTTTCTTCATAAGTTGGTTTATCTATTATTTTACCTGTTTTTATATATGTATCTATTTCTTTGATTAACCATGGATTACCTAGTACTCCTCTACCTATCATGATTGCATCACATTTAGTATATTCTAGCATATGTTTGGCAGATTCGATGTCTATGATATCTCCATTTCCTATAACAGGTATTGATACGGCTTCTTTTACTTGTTTAATAATATCTAAATCTGCTTTACCACTATATAATTGACTTCTTGTTCTTGGATGAATGGTTATTGCACTAGCTCCAGCTTTTTCACAAATTTTTGCTACTTCAACTGCATTTATAGAATTAAAATCCCATCCACTTCTTATTTTTACAGTTACTGGTACTGGTACTGTTTTAACTACTGACTCTACTATTTCGTATATTAAATCTGGATTTTTAAGAAGTGCTGATCCAGCTTGAGAACGTACTGCTACTTTAGGAACTGGACATCCCATATTTATATCAATCAATACATTTTGGTATAAGTCAGTTATTATCTTTGCTGCTTTAGCCATTGTTGAAGCATCAGACCCAAATATTTGAATAGCTAAAGGAATATTAAGAGTGTCAATTCCTTTTAACATATCAAACGTTTTCTTGTTATCTCTAACTATTGCTTCTGCACTTATCAATTCTGTAACAGCATAACCTACTCCCATTTCTTCACATATTTTCATATAAGACGGATTTGATATTCCGGCCATCGGAGCTAATGCTACTTGATTTTTAATTTCTATATTTCCTATTTTCCATTTCATATTATTTCATCACCTGCCAACGAAAATCAGTCTTTTTCATTATATCACATTTTTTCATATTTTTATATTGAAGCACAAAAAAAGAGGTAAGGACATTTAAGCCCCTACCTTTTTGTAATAAAAATAATTAGTATAATTTAATGTTATCCCAACGAGTAGTACCGTTATTATAATTTAGATTTACTTGTCTTTGGACCTCATCATAATTAGAGCCAAGTGCTTTTCTTCTAGCTGCTCCATTTCCAAAATCGCCACGAATGGTTTTACGAACTAAATCTAAAATATCAACTTTCGGAGTTGTTGGAGTAGGATTAGATGTTGTATTTTTTCCTATACCTCTATCAACTAGAGATTGTACAGCATTGTATCTAATACCAAGTTTTTGTTTACGTGTTTCGCCATTTCCAAATTCACCAGTCCATACTCTACGTGCTAATTCTTCATCACTAACACCAGGAAAAGGATCTTTTGATGGTGATGTATTAGAAGAAGATTCAAAATCAACTGGCGGATAAATAAATCCTTGAAAGTGATATGTAGATCCTACATTATAAGGATATTTGTACGTAGAAGTCCAGAATCTAGTGCCACCATAACCACTATTAGATGTAGTGATAGATCCGTCGCTATTTACCTTTTCTACAATTGCAACATGTCCTGCACCATCCGATGCATTACCTGCTTGACCTTTTCGCCAACAAATGACTGATCCTACTTTCGGTGTTTGTCCTCTCTTATAACCATCACCGGTATTTCCCCACCAATTTTCTGCATTTGCACGACTTAATTTATGATAAGCACCTAATAGTTCTCTCCAACGTCCCCATGCATAACCTACACAATTTGGTAAACAAGAACTACCACTTATTAAAATACAATAGTTATATCCACCTTTTGTATAGTGTAACCAGTTTTTATCTGTATAACTTGGAGCTGATAGTCTAGGGGTATAAATTGATCCTATTCCCTCATCTTCTGTTGCTCCTATACCGTCTATATCCATTTCAAGATCTGTTTTGACTTCGATATTTTCATCTTCTAAACATGCTTTATAAAAATCATCATCTATATCAAATATTGTTTGGATTTCTTCTTGTGATACTTCTGTGATATTTTCTTCTGATAATTCTTCATTTGAAATTAGTTTTTCTTCATCCATGCTAATTCCCCTCACTTTCTGTATCTTTTGTATTTTCATTGATGCCCATGATTGTTTTAATTTTGTTGTAACAATCTACAGTATATTTTCTATATGCTGTTATAGTAATACCTATAATTTCCAAAAAAGTAATTAAATCTGTTGGAATAGTTATTTCAACCCTAGCCAAAATAATTGGTAAAACTTCAAGGCAAAAACAATAAGATATAAAACTTATAATAAAAAGGAATGCTTTTAACATTCCTTTTCCTATTTTTTTCCATTCAAATTGTGTTTCTTGACTTCCAATAACAGCTCCTAATATTGTATTGGTAATATGAAGCACTCCCAATACAGCTAATAGCATAACTATTGTTAATAAATTATTTGCCATATCTTATCCTCCTACTTATTAAGCATTTTTTCTAAATTTTCTTCTATAAAGAATTTCAATTTAAGAATTTCTGCTTGTTCGTTAATCGTGTATGATCTACGATGATTAGTAACATATTGAATCGCTAAAAAGCCAATAGGCTCTTTTGATTTATTAGTTATAACAATGTCATAAAAACTTTTTATTCCCTCATCTTTCTTTAGGTTATACGTTCCTGGCATTGTATCTTTTATTTCCTCTAAATCTGCGACTTTCATTTCATTGTTATTTAACAAAGTATCTATAAATTGAGGAATGCAACTTAATGGAATTGCTTGTAGTTCCATTTGATAACGTTTAATATCTGCTCTTACAACTTCATAAGTACAGCTAGTTTTTAAAGCACTTCTGCCATTTGCATAATGCCCTCCATTATGAAAATCATATATTTGGATTCTATCAGCTTTTAAATATTCTTTTAAATATTCCATCCTGTTTACAATTTCCATGTTTATATCACTTTGTTTTTTAACTTTTTTTGGGATAGTTTCTTCTACTTCTTTTTTAGCTTTTTTTAAAGAAATGATTAAACCACTACATGCTGTTATAAATGCTGTTATACTAACAATTACTGTCGTAATATTTTCCATTTTATACCCTTTTATTCTTCCGGTGGAGTTGGAAATTTAACATCATAAGGAAAACCCTCTTGCTTTGTTAAATCTCTCAATTCTTGCCTATATTTGGCCCAGGCATTACTATTTATTTCACGTATTGTTTGGAAGAAAGTTTTTATAGATGTTAAAAGGGTAGCTGCATCTAATTCTGTTGGTATTTCAAAACTTAATCTATCAAATAGCATGTGTTTATCACTATCTTTTAATAATTCATCTCTTTTAGCCCTAATTTCACCCGCTAGAACGTCGTAATTGGACTTGGTAGCATAATTATACCATTTGTCATAATTGTTGCTTATATCGGCTCCTAATGACTCTCTATAAGCAACGTTTACTATGTATGATTCGTAAATGTATGATATATTTCCGTTTTCATCTGTTTCCTCTTCATGATTTTTTAAATCAAAAAAGACAACATCACATCTGTTGTCTTGAATATTATTGATTTCAAAATCGTTTTGAGGAAGCCTGTCGCTTCTTACTTTCAATGCTCACGACCTCCTTACACTTTTTATAGTTAATATACGGCTTAATATATTTTTGTTGATAATTATATGAATCACAATGTTTCAACCAACCAGAATATGAAAGCATTGCTGCCGCATCATGAAAATTAAGTTCTTCTTTTTTTGATATTTTCTTTGCTCTTCGTTTGATTCTTAAAAAATTACCTCTTCTTAAAGTGGAATATCCTCTATAAAATCGATACCCAAGAAAATCTAGTGGACGACTATCAGTCTTGAATAATTGCCAATTTTCTTTTATTTTCAAATGTTCTTTATCAAGAAATTCATCAATAGCTTTTTTTACTTTGTGTAATTCCTTTTTATTGTTTGAAAACAATACCATATCGTCCATATAACGGATATAATACTTTACTTTTAATTCTTCTTTAATGTAGTGATCTAAATCTTGCAAATAAAAATTTGCAAACCATTGTGAAGTAAAATTTCCAATAGGAACTCCCTCATCAGAACTATCTATAATCAAATCAATCAAATGTAAAGTTTCTTTATCTTTTATTCTTTTTCTAAATTTCTGTTTTAATATTTCTTTATCAATAGATGGATAGAATTTTTTAACATCTAACTTCAAGCAATATTTGGTATATTTACGATCATCAACTAGAATCTTATCCAAATGTCTTTTTCCGTATAAAAGACCTCTACCTTTAATAGAAGCACAGCAAAATTCGTACATACCTTTCATAAGTATATCTTCAATTTGCAACATCAATGCCCAGTGAATAACTTGATCTGGATAAAAATGTGGCTTATATATTATTCTTTCTTTTTTACGGACACCATCCAATATTTTCATTTCAATATATGGCGATGGTATATAAGTATGTTCTTTTAACATTTCTTGTATTTTCATAGCATAATAAGTTGGACAATCAAGAATCTTTGAAACATTCTTTCTTGATGATTTACCTTTAGCTGCATGAAAAATTGCTGACTCAATATTTTCTAGTATTGTAATCTTCTCATAAATATTACCTATTCTTTTCATTTTGATTTTTTCCTCTGATATTTCTGGTATTCTTATATTTGTCTGCCAGGTTTTCGAGAAATTCCTACTATGGATATAAACCTACTAGCCCAACCCAGAACGACTAATTTTTGCCAAGTGGCAAGGAAAATGATATGTAATAAATTTATTCAATATAAGTAGACGACCTCCGTTGTTATAGTTCGTATCACTTGATGTATTATTCATATTCCAGTACCACAAGCCCGCATTAGTTCCATTATTATAGTTACCGCCGACACGGGCAAAAAGCACGTCGAAAACCTCGAGGTCCACATATCAAATCCCTATTAAATTTTCAAAAATCAATTTTTCGACTAAAGTCGATTTCTTTTTATATTGGGGGTTGGCCACCCCCATTCCCCCGCTATGCCTGGTATTTAA